ACGCCACTAGGGTCAAAGCTTTCAAATAATGCCAACTGCTCAGGTGTAGCTGTCATGCCTTGTTGCTCTAAAATAGACTGAGCTGTAAAACCTCCATTCTGCATACCAATTAAACCACCGTTTTGCTGTTGAGCAAATTGGCCTCCAGACTGAGCACTAGAAACTAAAGCTAACATATCCCTTAAAAACCTAGGGGAGTTTAACGTGCTTTGTTCTGGAGGGGTAAATGTTGATATTGCTTGGAGTCCAGATATACCATCCGTCAAGGAGCCCCTATCCATACGAAGCTCTTTAGGAGCCAGTGATTCAGTAGCTACAATGTCACCAATTCCTAAAGTCGGCTCATATACCATAGCATCTAAACCTGCTCTTGATTTTATCTGCTCTCTTAAAAAAGCCCTGTCTTCTAATTCTTCTTTACTCATTCCCTCTGTCATCCCAAGCAATCCAGCTTGTTTTAAATACGAAACTGATTCTGGACTGTATTGTTGTGTAGGGTCGCCTAATATTCTTTCTTTTGCCTGTTGCATTATTAAACCTCGATTAGCATCAGCCTCTCTAAATGCATCCATTAACACTGAAGAGCCACCCATGTCTGGAGTATTAAAACCTAAATCCTGTTCTTGTCCGGTTAAATCTATTACCTCAGCACCATTTTCATAGCCAATTAAACCACCATCTTGATAGTCGAAATAATCATCCATGTAACTTGTATCAATTATTGGAGGGGTTTTTGGCAAATCAACACCTAAACCCCTACTGAAAAAACCCCTTGCCTGTTTTAAAGGGCCATCACCAACCCCTCTAGATACCACTCCATAAATACTAAGGGGATTAAGTGAGGCTCCAGCCGCATTTAGGCCAGCAGACAAAGCTCTTTTTCCCATATCTCTTGTGTAGTCACGACTGGCCTGCTCTACATCCCTAAATGATTGTTGTCCAAATACGGTACCAGTCTTGTCAACATTTATTGACTTACCTGCACCCAATCCCTCGCCAACTCTTTTACCTAAAGCAGTTCCAAGACCCGTTCCTATGGCAAGACTAGCACCACCAGTAACCGGAGCTAGTGCCGCACCTAACAGACCTCCAGCCAAACCCCCGATAGAACCAAACAATCCACCTCTCTTTTGCCTTTCGGCTTCTTTTCCTTGTGCTGACTCTAATCTTTTCTGGTCTTTTTGCATTTGCAATGCACGGGCTAGTGCGGCTCCACCTGTCGTAGTAGGGCCACCAGTCTGCATCATATTCATAAGATTAAAAGATTCACCCATGTAATAACCGGTCATGTTTGGGCCAGACGGTAGCGGTTCATAACCTTTTGATTTGTTAGAGTTGTAATCCATGGTGTGATTCCTTTGAATTTAATAAAACTTTTATCATAATGACTATACTATATTGTCACTATCGTCTTCCAAATGGAAGTGACCCAGAAAGCTTTAGAGCTTGTTACTATTCCAGCATCAGATGCAGTTATTGCAAGAGCTACAACATCGCCAGCATCGACAGTAGGAGTTGCACTCCAGTCTGATTGATTGACCGTTATTGCTGTATGGTCTACAAAGGATGTTGAATATGTATAATTACATAAAGCATCGGTCGTATCATCACCATCATCTTTCTTCTCTATGGCAAATACAATATCATCAGCATTGTCGTCAAGGTCAGGTGGTTTTATTATTAGCTTATGACAGGTCATTTTAAATGGAGCTAGAAAACCCTGTCCAGTTCTGAAAGTTCCAAGTTCTGTGTCGTTAAACCAAGGTAGGTAAATTTTACTTGCGTCAACATCAGCAGTAAAGTTATGTGAAAAAGCACGGTAGTCAACGAAAGAAGAACTGTATTCCAGCCTAGAAGTCTTGAGAGTACCACCTACTTTATTACCCTCACCCTTGGTCATATCAGAACGCCATAGCTGACCTCTTTCTTTTCTATATCTAGACAGGACACCATCCCTACCAAAGAACAAGACCTCTTCGCCTTCTCTCATTGACTGTATAGATGGTTGGTCTTTGACGACCCTTATCTTGTCTTGCTTTCTATTGGCAATAAATCTAGTGGCTCTATCCACTACACACCTTTTCTATACAATGTTCTGTATTCTATGGATATGTCATTGATATACACCTTTGCAGATGTTGATGACGTGTCCAGTTTTAACGATGCCTTATTGCAAACTATAGGTGAAGATGGTGTTATCTTTACCTTCGCCCAATTACTCGCAGAGGCAGATATGGTACCGGCTAATGCCGTTGATGAATTGTCTTCTTCAACTATTGTAAACAAATTAGTAAGAGCAACGTCAGATTTGTAAGTGAGGTGTACAGCATATATCTTTTTTACCTGTGCTGGATTACCAAAATCAAGAGTCTTGGTTGTGAATTTTGTGTTTGTTGCCGCAACTAAAGTACGCTTGACCTGATATATATCAACAGCACTTCCAGCATCGTGACCAATATAAGTCCTTTCCGTTTCTGCATCTACAGAGTTAGTTATGCCGTCATTAGTATCTAATATAAAATCTTTAATAAGTGTAAAGTTTCCTTTCTTTAAATCGCACATGTAAGCATCGCCATCATTAGACATGTTTTTTATCACAAAGACCATTGACTGTTGCTGATCATATATAATTGAAGAGTTAGAGGCTATATGTGCGGCCCAAGTAGCATCATCTATCTTGTTCTCTTTTAGGTTAGTTATGCTAGAACCGTTATACAAAAACAATCCCTGTTCATTTACCCAGACTAAACCATATTGAGTTCTCTTAACTGCCTCCGGGTGGGCAACGCCTTGATACTGTTTACTGTCTTCTAAGAACCAATTACGGTCATCTCCAGCTATGTTAATAATGTCAACACTATATCTTTTATAGGCGAATAGTCTATCCGCATAAGCCTCTATGGCAATATATACATCCGCATCACCCTTAGCCGCTTCTATAAAATTGTCCGATGGAAAGGTATCGTACCTATTTGGCATAGAGTACATGATTCTGTCCGGAAATGACTTCACGGTGGCTTCTGACTTGTTATTTCCAGTTTCTTCATCTTTCATAGTCACATTACATATAAAAACTCTATTGTTAGACACTACGGCATCTTTCCAATGCTCACCCTGATCTCCTAAAGCATTGCTAAAAATACTAGAGCTAAAACCATTAATAACCTCATAAGTAATAAAACCCAATTCTGTCACGCTAAAATTTGCTGAAGCTGTTGCAGTAGGGCAGTTGTATGTTGCACTTCCCGCATCGTGCCAAGCAGTGTGGTCATTTGAAAGTTTTGTCCTAGCCCCTTTTGTAAGGTCTATATCTAAAAGCATAGTGTATTCAGAATCATCTCCTTGCTTTCGTATATATATTCTACCGCCAGATATTCTTTCATCGTATGGCCCTTTCGCACCTATATTGATAGATAATGATTTAAACTCATCATCCTCTGAAACAGTATGTGTATTTGTGTATGCAAATGGCAAAGATTCTTGATTCCCATCATAGATAAAAGTAGACGCTAGTTCGTAAGTACCAGCTTCTATTAGGCCGTCTACATCTGTTTCTGTAGCAATCGCTATCTCAAAGCCTGTCCCAGCATCTGCGGGATAAGCAGATACCGCACCGGCTGTTCCTGTAGATGTTGCTAGATCATCTTCTGTAGGTGGTGCAAGGGTATTGTCATTTGCATAATACCCCATATAAGAGTTCGCTTGGTCTGTGCTCGAAGTCGCACCCTCAAAATGCCTTCTCTGTATCCAGCCATACCATTGAATTTTACAATCATTCTTATCGGCAGTGTCGCAACACCGTATAGAATCTTCAACCCTGTAATACTTTACCTTAGACGCTATGCCAGTAGCAGAAGACCGTAATGCAATAGTGTTGTGAGTGTAATTATTAGCATCAGTTGAAAACACGTCAATATCGTGAGCCGCAGGGTTGGCTACTAAAATTAAAGAGTCCCCAAGGCTATGCCCAGTTATGCTTAAATTAAAATGCCCAGCGGTAGTGCTATCTAGTCTCACATCCATACCACGATCCAATATCAATTCTTTATCGCTATTAGCTCTTGCAACAACAGTATAGACACCTTGAGCACTAGCAAAAAGCATACCGTCTGAAAAACTTTTACTAACAGAAGATGTATTTCCTGTAATTGTTAATATATCACCAATGCTAAAAGAAGCACCAAGGTCTTGAACGGTGCCGTTAACTAAATACTTTAATCTGTTATTTACAACAGAAAGACCTCTAGACCCACCATCTTCTTGGTATACAAAAAAGCCATCTTCTGACCCTCCCGTATTGTCATTTGCACCAGTAAAAGAAACGGTCGTAGCGTCTCTTGCGTGGTCTGTTTCAAAATAGCCCAATCCATATCCCGGCTCTACCTCCGCTACTTCATCGGCCTGATATGCAGAAATCTTATTGCCTGTCTGTGCCAATGAGTATGAAGGTTGAATACCCCCATACACATTGAACATTACATTTTGTGCTGTCTGAACTTCATTGTCAGCTATGTCAGCACCGTCTTTAACAGTGTTTAAACCACCGCTAAAATCATTTAGCTTATAAAGCTGTTTGGGCACTACTTACTCCCGAAGACCTTTGAAAAGAAACCCTTTTTCTTCTTCTTACCCTTCTCGGCTAACTTCTTGCCTTTCTTCTTTTTCTTCTTCACATCTTCCGTATTGTAAGCCATTACATTATATGTAGGGCGTGTTGTTGGTTTGATTTGTGTGCTGTCTATTTCAACAAGCATGATCGTTAATAGTATTGATAACATGTTATTTTCCTTTGAAGACACCCTCTAAAACATCTGTTACAACATCAACTATCTTCTCAAAAAAGATCTGTTCTTTGTCTTCAGACACAAAAGGAATGTCGATTTTCTTGTTAATTGCAGTTGCAATGCTATCTGACATTTCATCTGATGCCAAATGGTTCATTGCTTCTTCTTTCATTTTGTCAGCTTGCTCTTCGGCTAGTTTGACAAGCATTGATTTAATATCCATTTTATTTTCCTCTTTTTATGTTCATTAAAAGCAATACAATGGAGAGCAACGCAACCACTACCTGTAAAAGCTCATGTACCTGTGTTAGCCCTATTGCATAATTACTAAAACTAATTGCCGCTATCTTTAAACTGTCCATTACTTTTTAATCCTTGTATTTCGTCTCTCAACTTAGCCATCTTTTCATTATGCTCTATCTTCATCTCTAAAGCAGTTACTCTCAATTCCATCTGGTACCACCCCCATCCTATTGCACCCAGCAAGCTTATTACATTAAATACAAACTTCATATCTACTTTAATGCCTGCCATTTATTCTACTCAAAGAACCCTTGACCTCTGATATTTGATTATCTAAGTCGTTTATCTCTTTGGTCATAGCATCAAACTTGCGATCAAGTTTATCATCTGATGTATTCCACCTGCCTATTAATTTTATTATCATTCCTTCCATATTTTCCAAGGTCTCACTTTGACCTTTATTCTCTACCTTTAAATTCTCAAGCGTCTCTTGTTGCTTTGCTGATTTGTTTGACAGAGAAACAACAAGATATACAAACATAGCCCCCACTACGCCTATCATTCCCGCTTCGCCATACAATGCCATAAAATCCATTATTTCTTCTTCTTTTTCTTACCCCAACTAAATGGGTTTAGGTTTAATTCTTTTTCGTAAAACGCTACTTTTTCAGCTAACTCTTCTCTTTCTACTTTTTCTTCTGCGATATGTTTACTAAGTAAGTTTTCAATCTGCTGATCCGCAGTAGCAACTTTGTTCTCCAAAGCCTTAATTCTACTTTCAATTTGCCAATAGCCATAGACAAGTACTGCAACCAGAACACATCCCTGTGCAAGCCATTTAAGGTTAATGCTAACAATGGCGTTATCATCAAGAACGGTAGCACGATAACTTCTGGCGGTATCAGGTTTGTCACTCACTTAACCTCCCAGCCACAAACTGACCATCCAGAATCACACCCCGTTAATATAAATATAATCAATAGGAATATTATAACTTGTGCTAGTTTCATACTTTCTTTTTACTTTTATCTTCACAGTACCATCCACCATGCAATCGCTGTCTCAACAACTATATCAGCCATAGTATTATAGGCCCATTTTTTCTTACTGCCATACGGCCTCCAGTTCTCAATGTAATACTCAAATACTTCCCATAGCACACCTACAATAAAAACACCCATCACACACCAGAGATCACTCCAGTGTAGCCATTGAAATATTTTACACAGAAAAGCACCAGCCGCTAAATGATAGGCTGTCCACCCGTCTAATTGGCCTGTCTCTTTTTGCCAAGCTACCAGATCAGTTAATGGACTTTTCATCTTTGCTCTCCTCTTTAATCTTTCTGTTCTTCTTACCCTCTGTAGGCTATGCATACTGCCGTAGAGTCTGTGTGGTTTACGATTCCGCTAAAGTTACCATATAGTATTTCACCGGGTATAAGGTTTACAAAAGCACTGATATCATCACCAACATTAGAAGTTACTTTAATTTTTAAAAATTCAGTAAGGGCAACAGGTGCACTTTCACCATCCGAATTGTCTTTGCCGAGTGCCTGAATAGCTACCCAAGATCCAGTATCAGGTGTCACTACGGTGGTATTGTGCTCTGCAATCACATCAAATCCATTTTGACCTATCAACAGATTAGCCGCTTCTTTTTGTGTGTATTTATACAAACTCATATTATACCTTTAGATGTTTAGATACTTCTGTATCACCACTCATTTGAGGAACTATTCTTGATAATAATTCCGATTTAGTTTCGCTAGAACCATAAGAGATTCCACGTTTGTCATAAAAATCTTTTATTTCTGATTTCGTATTTGCATCAGTAGGGTAATCTGATTGACTTGTAGCGACACCATTTATTACATGATGACCTCCTACAATTAACCTGCCATGACCATCACCATGTTTTTTTGCACATTCTGATACATAAAATTCTTCAGCAACTTTAAAACTATTGCTTTTCTTCGCTACAGTTCCATCTACATCTACAAAATAATCATAAGACGAAGGATAAGCCAGAGTCTCTTTAGTTCCATCTGGATAAGTCTTTACACGGGTTGCACCGGGGGTTGTATTTCTATGGAGTCTTACTCGATGACCCTGACTACACCTTCTTACAATCATGCTTCTACTTCAGCCTCAACAACTTCAGGCTCTAAAGCTTTTTTAAGCTCTGCTAAACCTTTTTGAAACTTCTCTACAAATGCTTTTTCACATTCAACTAATTGTTGT